CCTTAGAAAAGATATACCACCAAGTATATACCAAACATATACACAGAGGAATGAATGTATAACCTAGCATCTGTCCATAGGTTATACCCAGTGCTGCCATAGGAAGAGCAATTGTCTTCTCTAATGGTGACCACCAATAGTAATGATGTGTAGATAAGTAGTCTATCACACCAAACTCACTTCTCTTTCGCTTATCTGGAGGTGCTATGGCATCTAGTAGTGGTGCAGACAATGCAACACGACCAGGAATAGGTAGTATTCCACCAAAGATAGAGGTAATGATAATCATAACACGATTATCTTTAATATATCTCTTAGCTAGAGAATAGACATCATCAAGTACATGGTACTGTCTGATGAATCCACCTAAAATCATGATCCCGAAGATGTACCCCATGTACAATTCCTTCTGTAGGATCGCAGTCACGATATCAATCATACAAATAAATCAATTTTAATTTTTATGGATGGCTAACTCCACTCATCATCGCACGAATCGTCGTCGTTGTCAAGTGTCTTTGGTAACACATCAGCATATTCATCTGCTGGAACCATCGCCACTTTTCTACCATCAAAACATTTAATGATAAACACTTCTCCTTCTTCGCAACGTTCTACATAGTCTTCAAACTTAGCCTCCAATTCTGCTTCAGTTATTTCTTTCATTGAACTATACAACAAATGTTTTCTTTTTGCATATATCTTATGGAATCTTTAGTTCCACCAAGTTTTACACCGTTTAATACAATCTGTGGAAACGTAGCACCGTCTCCAAACTCACCATAAAATGCTTCCTTAGTAAAGTGTACGTCAAGTTTATACTCAACATAACTTAATTCTGAAAGTCCCAATACATCTATTATCTGTCTGCAATGGTTGCAACCATCCTTAGAATATACCGTAAAATTTTGCATTTCTTTTAGAGATCATTTTGTACAGAAGCAGCATAATCTTGGTCAAACTGATCCAAACCTTTCTCAGTCAGAATATGTTTGTACATACCTTCAAATACTTTCGTTGGTAGTGTACATATATGAGCACCATATTCAAATGCTCTTCCTACATCCCTTACGTTTCTAATAGATGCAGCTAAAATCTCAGTAGAATCCCAAGATTGTTTCTCAAATACATTAGCAATGTCCTTGATAAGACATAGACCACCAAATGAATTGTCGTCTACTCTTCCTACGAATGGAGAAACATACTTTGCACCTGCTTTAGCAGCAAGTATTGCTTGAGATGGACTAAAAATTAAAGTCACATTCACTCTTATATTATCTTCAGAAAGCGCAACACATGCCCTTAGTCCATCTGGTGTGCAAGGTACTTTAATAGTAGCAACCTTACCAAATTTCTTGTGTAGTCTCTTGCCTTCTGAAATCATATTGACATCACTGCCAATGACTTCCATGCTTATATCAGTTAATCCAATATCTTTGAACTCCTGATACACTTCTTCATGGTTTCTACCACTCTTTCTAATTAATGTTGGATTGGTTGTCAAACCATCAATCAATTTGGTAGAAAAATGCTTACGAACAATATCTGTCTCAGCAGTATCTAAAAAGATTTTCATAGTGTAATTCTAATGACAAGTTATATAGTCAGTTTGTATTCAATGGTTCCATTTTAAGGAACTGTTCGTTTAGATTATAAAACAATTTATAATTTGTAGTATTTACCCAGTATCCAATAATATCTGAACCATCACAGTGGAATCCATATCCAGTGAGAGGTTCATCTACTCCGTCGATCCTGAATGTCTTTGTCCTACCTTTTTCTAAGTAGTTGTGAAATTTTTCATCCAGATTGATCATCGTTCCTCAAATGTTAATTTTCGCACCTTCCGTTTCCGACGTGCCTCTTGGTATTTTAGATCTTCTGGAGATAATATGTTGGTTTTTTTATAATTATTAATATTATTTAACAATTCAACCTTGGAAAGATCTACTGCTGATACATTATCACCTGTAACCGTAGTCATATTCTCACATCCACAACACTTTGTTCTGGTTGGATGACTATGTAGTTCCATTCCACATACATTACATTTTACGATGATTTCCATTGATCTTATCCCTTTTTCTCAGTTTCGTACCTATGGGATTCTTTTTCAAATCCTTTTTGATTTGTTTAAGGAGTTTTAGATGTTCCTTAAGTGAATTGTCCTTCAAAATAGTCTTTCCTATAGTAACGTCCGAGGATATTACTATTATAGAATGCTGGACTACCATCGTCCAGAGACTCAGTTAATACATTGTTAAGAAACAATTGTCTTGTTTCTTCAAAATTTACTTTGCCTTTGGTTGTGTGTAAAGATAAGATTTCCCTGCTGAAAGCGTTTCGTCCAAATTGCTTAACGTCTTGTTTAAGCTCTGGAGAACTGCCGTAGTATTTTTTCCAGTCACTCTCAGACGAAACACGCCGCTTCCCACCTCTAGGCTTTCGACACTGGGTAAAATATTTTCTGCCGATATACTTCTTCCCCGTTGTTCGATTAACAATGAGGTAGACGTAACCGAACTTGTTGCCAATATCGTCAGAAGTAAAAGCTGTACCTTGGTATAACCAGGGGTTTTCATAATCTCCTTCAACCACGTTGGTCTCTGTGGTGGTTTCCATCCCATAATTTTTATATCACTCAATTTTTATTTATATCTTCTTCTGTTGTTTGAATCTCAAGCTGTTGTTTCAGAAAGAGGATCTCCTCTTTCAATTCGTTTTTCTCCAGTTCGAGTTTCTCTATTTCCTGTTGGTAGATTATTATCATGCCTTCAAGTTTATCGTTTTGCTCGTAGAGTTCGTACCAAGACTTAATATCATAGTCCATTGAATTTCTATTTAGAATCTAAATGCCCTGATCTTTGTACTTCTTTATACTATCTTCCCATTCTTGTAAAGAAGATTGACAATTAGGTGGTTCGGGATCCTTGATGCCTTTTATCCTTTTCCACTTCTGATACAAAGCATTCATGTGCCAAGACTGTGCTAGACTCTTGGGTCCATTCTCTAGTAACTCAAGTTCCTTTTTACTATTTGTATAAGGAATGAGTTCTTCTCTCCAACCACATGTCATAATTTAAATCCAGCAAATGTGTCTTTCTTAACATCTTGTTTGATACTTCCTACCATGTAAGATTCTACTTCTGTCTCCTGTGGTGCTACTTGCATACCTTTAGAAGACAACCAGTGTGCAGTCCAAGGAAGTGGATTGTTTGCTAAAGGTGTATCGAATATAGGTTTCAATCCAATAGACTTTAAACGACGATTAGCAGTCCATTCAACATAGTTCTGTAATAACTTATCATTCAAACCTATTATAGATCCATCTTTAAATAGATATTCTGCCCATTCTTTCTCTTCTTCTACACAATCTCTAAACATCTGATAGACATTCTCTTCTTCTTCACTAATGATATCCATCATCTCTGGATCATCACCTTCAGCCCACTTGTTTAGGATATTATTTGTGACTGCCATGTGTTGTGACTCGTCTCTTGCAATAAGTGAGATGATCTTTGCTGATCCTTCCAGTAATTTAAGTTCACCAAAAGCAAAAGAGCAAGCAAAAGAGACATAGAATCGAATACCTTCCAAAATGTATACATTAGCAACTGCCCTATATAAATGTCGTTTTAAATCTTTACGTGTCCACTCAGAATTGGGGTGACTATACATGTCAGGTTTCCAACTATTACTCTGACCATAATCATTAGCATAGTTAATGAAGTCATCGTATGCTTTAGTCACTGACTCAGCACGAGCAATGATCTTCTCATCATCTAGTATAGTATCAAAGACTTCTGATGCATCTGGATACACATTCTTAATGATGTGAGTATATGATCTGCTATGAATCATCTCCATAGTCTGCCATATATTCATGCAACCTTCAAGTTCAGGTAGTGAACAGTATGGAGCGAATGCCATACCAGGAGCACGACCTTGCACAGAGTCCAAGAGGATCTGGTACTTAAGGTTGCTTGTAAAGATGTGTTTCTGTGCTTCATTTAACGTAGGATAGTCTGCTCTATCCTTCTGCAAAGAAACTTCTTCTGGTCTCCAGAAGAAGCCTAGTTGTGTTTGTGTTAACTTATCAAAGATAGGATACTTAAACTTATCGTATCGCTGGACTCCTAGTGGAGGACCAAAGAACATCTGTCCTTTAGTAGTATCAATCTGCTTTGTATTAAAAACAGTCATACCTTTAATTTCATTAGATCGCACAGCTGTCACATGCCTCCTCCTGAGTTGCAAAAATTTCGTCGAGTAAATCGTTAATCACTGGTCCCTCTTCAACATCATCCTTCCATCCTATTGGATGTGCTGGTTCATCTACATCACTCTTCGTATCATATGTATTCTGATAATAAGATGTTTTCCAACCTAACTTATAAGTTGTTAATAGATCTTGTGCCATTACTGATACAGGAACCTCAGAGTTCTCATAATGAAGTGGATTATAACTCCAGTTTCCAGAAATTGCTTGATCAAAGAACTTCTGCATAACAGCAACAATATTAATATACCCAGTGTTCCCAGACATATCCCAGAGTAACGTGTAATTGTTCTTAAGAGTTCCATACTGAGGGACTATCTGTTTAAGAGGCCCCTTCTTTGATTTTTTAGTGGACAAGTAGTCTCTAGGTGGCTCGATTCCATTTGTGGCATTTGACACAACGGAACTGCTCTCCGAAGGCATTTGTGCGGACAGTGT